TTGTATCACTCCCAGTCGCGGCAATGGTACAATTTACATCGTTCCCCGCCCCACTGGTTTCTTTTATCCATGTCGAATCATCATCACTATAATACAAACTTGCAACAAACGAACTGGCAAACACACCACAGGAAATGAAATAACTCACGGACGGAGCGAGTGCATGGTCAATGCTTTCCGTGTTGTAATCAGCGGCCCCCCTGCTCTTAGCAAGTTTACCGTCATCATCTAATGTGTAATTTACTCCAGGATCACCTTTCATAATATTCTCCTTCTGTCCAACATTAAAGTTTTAAAAAAACCTTGCCAAAAGCACTTGGGAGGATGCATCTGGTTTGCAAATGCTTCCGACAAGGAAACAAAATACTAATTAAAACGGCCCGCCTGCACCGGCCACAACTGCACCCGTTGCATCAAGCGGTTCCCACCAAATATGAAAAACAACAGTTCCATCGGTCGCGGCATGAGTAGCAATGGAGTACCCAACATCTACACCCTGAGTTGAAACTACATCAAAAATAACACTTGTGAGGGCTGATTGCGCATCGCCACCAGCTACCGGAGTTGTGGCTGCTGCACCATATACAGCAGATACAACATCACCATCAGTAAAAGTAGTACCTGCACTATCCAGAGCTGTGGCGGCAAAGATCGCTGCTGTATTACCAGCAAACCCAAGAGCCATAGTTCCATCATTACTGGTGGTGACAGCGGTCTCCGTAACTTCTGCCATAATTTGCATGCGAACAGCACCGGTCACTTGCGCTATTTCATGAGCGGCAACGGTCTGCCAAGTCGCTTCAGAAAGAACAGCCGTAACCGTGAAATAATTCGGGGCAACCGGGCTTGACGTAGAATCAGCAACCGCATCATCATCCCAAAGAACATTGGATATTGTCATCGAACCAGGATCAACAGCGGTCGTCTGGACATCAGTCCTAACAAGGACATCCTTAATAGACCCAAGAGCGGCCCCGGTAAATTCAATCGCATGTTCCCCATTGGTCAGATTGGTAATTGATCCACCCTGAATTAATACTTCAAGATCCACGGTATCTGACCAAATCGCACTTACAGAATATTCACCATATAAATACGGCTCAATGATTTGGAGATTGTTATTTACTCCGTTTCCCGCATCAATAAAATGAGCGGCCCCAATTGCGTCAGCAGTGAATTGAGTTGGGCGAATTATCTTTACTCCATCCGCAGCGGCAGCAAGATCAATGGCGTCCACAAATTCAAAACTGGAAGTCGTGGGCTCAGGAAATACAGCATCAATCAATTCGAAATCATCCCCTGCCGCCTCAACCATGAACCCGGCAACTACTGCACTAACACCCGCAAGATATCGACCACCAAAGATTCGGCAACCCGCCGCCCCTACTGCGATGGTTCCATCCGTATCGGTAAAAGTATAAGTTGCCTGGGAATAAATTGACCCCTCATGGACAATAGTAATGCCCGCCTTGTCCAGATCAAACCCATTAGCAGCGGCATAAGATTCGGCATGCCCAGCAGCCACCCTGATAAGATCCCCATTGGAAGCTGCCGCCAAATTAATAGCAGCATCAACAGTGAGGGAAGCATCTGTCCAGGATGTACCAGCGGCTGTCCCGCTGGCCCCTGAATCAACATACCAAACATCTCCACTGGTTTCAATTCCAAGCCCTGCCTCAAAAACAGGGACATTCTTGACCGTTAAGTCCTGGGTTCTCACCCAAGGCCGATAATAGTCAGTGGCAAAAGCACTCGTGCTCATGATCAGCAAAACTGACATCAGCAGGAACACCATGGTTTTAAAATGTTTCATAATCTATACTCCTTTTCTACCCTTTAAATTTTAATGGTTAAGTCGTAGCAATTTTAACCGGACAAAAAGCCTCAACTAAAGTTACCTGACCACCAACCCGTTTAACAATTTTGAACCCGGTCTGATCATACTCCGCATATCGTTCAATCAATCTCTGAACGGTCAAACCTTTTCTGTCACGGATTTTGTACCCGGCCTTGAAATCACCAAATACAATAGGATAAGCATTTGCAGCGATGTCCGGCATGCCTTCAGGATTCACAATCGGTTTCCCAAGCAACAATGCAGGGGCTCCCAACTGAACCGGGGGCTGCCACAGATAACGACCTTCACCATCTTTCAGTTTCCTGATGACCGCCTCAGTAGTAGAATTGAATGCCCATGTACCATTTGCCCGGTAAGTCTTTTTTGGCGTATACAAGCAGTCAATCAAAACATCGACGCCGTTATGAGTCGAATCCTGAAAAGCAGCAGCAATGCCACTGGCAACATGCAAAGCCTGTACTCTGGAATCGGAAGATACCCCTTTAGGGTTATCATCACCAGCACCAGCGGCAAAAGCATCGTCTTCAGCTTCAGCCACGGCCCGCGAGAATGCATCATTCAATTCGGCATTAATATCGGCCTCAGCATCTTCCAGGGTGTTATTACTCAGGAGGGCAATTGCTCGGCAATCATGAATCGTAATTCGTTCTGCCCCAGCCGTTAAGGTCTGAGTACTGATTTCAAGGTTCTGCCGTCCCCATGCCACAGTAGGTTTAGAGAGCGAACCAAGCTGCACAACATCTCGCCCGGTTGTTCCAACATTACAAATCGGTCGGAGTTCGGCCATGTCAAATGCATTCATAATAATTCCTGATTCCCAATCAACAGGAACAAGGAACCCGCCTGTACCATCTGACCCACTGGACAAGGCTCGTTTTTCTTCAGGGGACCATACTGCTTTCCCTTCCTCAAACCCGAACCTAACCCACTTATCAAATGCAGCAGCCCTGAATTCATTGGCTGCTTTCTCTTCCTCATTCTCAGGAGCTTTTGGATCAAAACTGGGCCGATCCATTCTGGTTTCAATTTCTTTCATGGACGTCCGGATATCAGTAATGGCTTCATTGACCTTTTCAACTGCTTCGGTGGTCTCTGCCGTTGCCACACCGTTCCGTTTTTCCGCTTCCGCAATCGCTACATCATTTCGGGTTTTGAATTCCTCAAATGTGCGATTAAGTTCTACATTAAATTTCTTCATTTCATCCGACATTGTAAATCTCCTTTCCTTACATTAACTTTTATTTAAAATTTTTCCTGATGTTAGCCAACTGGGTGACCGGGTTTGGGGTTTCGACTTTTTCCTTCAGCCCCAGTAATGCATTAAATCGCATCTTCTCAGCATCACTAAACCCGCTGGCCCTCAATTCATCACAAAGTGTTTCGACGGCTTTGCTTCTTTCCTTCTGGTGAGCTGACCTGATTGATTCAGGTAATTCGGCCAATTTATTTCGACTCGCTTTGGGAAGGATATTCCCGGAAGAAAGTGTTTTTAATTCATCAATTGTAAACGATGTTTCTTGAGACATGACCTCAATGGTTCTCGATTCCTCCAGAATAAATGCTTTGGAAAGATCATTTTTAGCCATTGCCAGTTTCCTTGTTTCCCAAAACCGTTCAATATAATCTTTCGCCCACTGGAGGTAGGCAGCATGGAAAGTAGATAATGCCACATCTAATTTTGGCACCACCGTATTTGCAGCTTCGTCCGTCCACCAGATATCCGATACGGTTTCATATAGGGCATTCAGCAAAGTCCAGCCGCCATCATATAATTTGTTATTCTCAATAGTGGTGTTAAAATCTTCATCCCTCTTTTCTTCATTGGCCTTTTCCTGAGCAGCTTCGTCATCGATTACTTTTTGAGCCGCTTCTCTGACACCAGTTATCTTTGCGGTCTCATTGGCCTCAAAGGTAACAGGAGAAACTTCATACAGCTTGACTTCGGTAATCTGCCTGATGTTTTGGATTTCCCTACTTTGAAGAGGAACAAAACCAAATGACAAAGTATCAATCACTCCGGCCTTGAGATTCTTGAAAACATCTTCAGCCTTACTAACACCTTTGGTCAGCAAGCCCCGGACAAATAGCCCTTTATCATCTTCCGTGATTTCAATAATCTTTCCAATAGGCTCGTCAGTATTATGATTCCATAACACCTTAATCCGCCCACCACGTTCTTCGATGGTCTTCTTAAATGCACCTCGTTTAAATGTTGATTCATAACTGTCAACAGAATCCCAGGTTACAGCATACCCTTCGAATAAATACTTATCTCCTTCTGCCCTAATTTCTGGAGTAAAATTTCTAAACTGAACTGATTTGTCTGCCATGATATCTCCCTTTTATAATTTATTGAATTTCAAAAATAGTTGAACATCTGCAATTACAACGATCCCCAGGTGTCAGAACTAAATCCAATGGATACATGGGGCCTAATGTCGCCCCATCTTTAGCAGAAAACCGTTCGTTTATTTTTACTGCCTTTTCTGCCGCCCTTTCTATATGCAAATCCCTGACCTCAAATCCGGAATTGACCCACCGCTTATGAGTTG